GGAAGTATACGAATGGGAACGGGTTGCCCAGGAAAGAACTTCCGCCAACCGGACCACGCTAGGGACAGCGGGACAAGTCAGGGACATGAATGAGACGGCCAGGGGGCAGTTCCTTCTCAAACAAGCCGCCGGAGAGAAATTCGCCTACGTTGCTCTAGTTCAAGAGTATTCCTTCATGCTGGAACTTTTCATGTCCATCTGGGAAATGCTGTATGCCAACATTCAGCCGGAGGATGTAATAAACGCCCTGGGGCCGGAACGCGCTGCCACTTTTCAACTTCTAACCCCGGAACAGGTCAACAACGATTATAAATACGAACCCCAAGGCATCTTCCAGCAGGAGAATAAGCAAGCATTGAACGAAGCCCTTGCCAGCCTCCAAGAGTCCTTCCAGGGGGCTCCCTGGATTGATCCCGTTGCGGTTTTTGACCAAAGGGCAAAGTCAC